TCAGCGGCCGCCGGCTAGAGAATAGAGGAAGCCGTTGTACGGCAGCCGCCAGGCGATGTCCGCTTGCGAGACGCGGGTTGCGATCGCTGCGGCGCAGACCAGATTAGCCTGCCCTTCGCGCGCACAAAATCCACTCGGACTGTCGAGCAATTGCAGCTGCGGCATGTCGGTGACCACGAAGATACCCCCCTCCGAGAGCGGGGCAACCGGTGGCACGACGAAGACGCGCCATCCCACGAGATACGCAACGAGCACGAGCACGGCGGCAAGGCTGATCAGTCTCCACAGCAGCTTGAACACCGCTCTTCTCCATTCGATTTGTCAAAGGCGCCCCATGGCCCGGGCGTTTCCGCCGCGGATAGCTAACCGGAAAGAGGGCGATTGCAAGGCCCGGTTCTCAATTTGCGGCGCTCGATCCCGCTTTCTCTTCAACGAGCCCGAGCATTGGTCCGAACCCGCCATGCCATGATCGATCGTTGCGGCGCAGTTCGGGCATGTAGAGGCCCGTGCCGCGGCCGCCATCCAGAAAGAGAGCATTGGGACAATCGAGACCAAGACGGAAGAGCTGCGCGAAGTCGTGGAAGTTGACATTGCCGTTGCTGATCGCAAGGCGAACCATGCCATCAGCGCACACCCCGACGCCGCTGCGCCGGGTCCGATCGGAAGATCCGGGGATCAATGCCGGATGCAGCGCGCCATCGATCACCAGCATCGGCCCGGACTGCGTGGCGAAATCTGCCGGTGGCGCCTCATCAATATAGGTGTCAGTCGTCAGGATGCCTGCCGTGCCATTCCCGACAAAAAAGACGCCATTAGGCCTCTTGTAGAAGTTCGGCACCTGCCGCGCCGGCCCGTCTATTGTCCGGGTATCGATGCGGCGGAGCGTCTCGCCCGCCTCCACATGCAGACCGAGCGGGGCAAAGTCGGTCGTATACATGCCGGCATTCATCGCAAGCACCAGGTCCAGCCCGTCAGACTCAATGCTCCGGGCAAGATTGGAGAAGCTTCGATAGGGCTTCCCCTCGGCGTCGCGCCAGAAAAGTCGCAGGTCATCGCGACCCGGATCGATCGTACAGACCATGTAGGCCGCGGCCTCGAACCGCTCCTCGCTGCAGTGCCGCGCCTGAGTGGGTCCGGCCGCAACGGCGAAAAACGCCGCTAGCAGGCCGACGGCCAAGGCCCCGGCAGCCAACCACCACTTCGATGCCAAGAATCGCGACATGATCGCCCCATAGCATGGGCAGCCAAATTCCGGGATCACGGATGTGTTGGAATAGAGGATGCTCCGTCGGGAGAGGCAAATTCGGTCCCTCCAAGCAATTGAGGGTCTTGCACTCGCCACCCTGCCGACATAAACACCAGCCGCAGAGGCCACGTGGCGGAGTGGTTACGCAGCGGATTGCAAATCCGTGTATTCCGGTTCGATTCCGGACGTGGCCTCCAAAAATTCCTTATCGAAATCAATAGTTTATTCCACCGCCCTCACCGACGGGAGGCGTTTCATGTCGCAGTCATGTTGCACTGAGATTCCCCGGATTTCCGGGCTTTCCCTTCGAGTGCCGGCGAATCCGTGCGACATGATATGCGACATGAAACTGCGGTTTGTCGGGGAAAGCGGCTCTAGGTGCAGCCTGTCGAACAGCTCCCTCAGTGAACATAAAAAAGGCGCGACCGGAGCCGCGCCAAGTTTCAGGAGTGGCATTCTTCAGGCTTAGTAGACGTAGACCAACAACTGTGACCCGTTCTGTTGAACGGCGAACACGTCGCTGGCGCTCATGTTCTGTCGCTGTAGGGAGGCTGTCAGCAGCGGATCGGCGGCTACAGCGCCATGGAGCTGGTTCAGTTGGCCGGACACCGAGGCCTGGACCTGCCGTTTGACGTCGCCGCAGACCCGGACCGGGACAATCTGCACCTGCTGAGCTCGAGCCCAACCGTTCAGAGTATTCCGGCTATAGTCGGAGTTCGCGATGATGTTGACGAGACGTTGCCCGTGTTCGCCCTGGCAGGCAACTGCGCCAGCCATGAAGGTGCCGGCCCCGCCACCGCCTCCGGCCCCGGGACCACCTGGATTACCTGGTCCACCCGGACCACCAGGTCCCCCCGGACCGCCGGGACCACCTCGGCCGCCAATAAGCCCGAGACTGACTTCCAGATTCAGGAGCTGATCCCCACCGACCGCTCCTACTGTCACGCGGCCAACGCTTTGATTCCCGCGGTTTAGAAGGCGCACATCGCCGTCGACGAGGTTGCGCCCGCCGATGCTGACATTGCCGTCAACCAACGACCCGCGGTTTGTCCCAGAGCCGCTTCCACCAGGGATGTTCACGTCGACGACGGTCTGTCCCCCGCCACTTGAGTTCGGTAGTACGTCAACGGTGCCGCCGCCGTCGCCGCCGATATTAACCAGGCCGCCGTCGCCGCCTACATTGACGAGACCGCCTGAACCACCAGAGATGAGTTGAGCGTGAACCGGAGCGGCGGTCATTGCTACCGCCAGGAGTACTGAAACACTACATAAAATTGTATTTTTCAATCTAGCCTCCTCGTTTTGCTGCGCAGCTCTCCTTGAGCTAACGATCATCTACAAAGCGTGACTCAAATGACCGCACCTCTTAACTGGTTCCCGCGCCCGACTTGCTTACTGATCAGCACACGACGCCTCACGCTGGGGCTAGATTAATTCATGCAGCAAACTGAGGGGCCTGCCGCATTCTGCTAAGGCGTAAGTTTTCTTGGCGAGCGACGGCGCAAGCGCTAGACTCTCGAAGCGGAGCCGCCATGTGCAATCTCTACTCAATGACGAAGGGCCGCCAGGCCATCATCGATTTTGCAAAGGCGACGCGCATCGTCGACGGGATCGGCAACCTCGCGCCCATGCCCGGGATCTTCCCGGATTACCCCGCGCCGATCGTCCGCACCGTTGAGGGCGAGCGCGAGCTCACCCTCGCCCGCTGGGGCATGCCTAGCCCGCAATTCGTGCTGAAGGACCGCACCGTCGATCCGGGCGTCACCAATGTGCGCAACACGACGAGCCCGCACTGGCGCCGCTGGCTCGGCCCAGGCAATCGCTGCCTCGTGCCGTTCTCGAGCTTCTCCGAATACGAGACCCTGCCCGACGGCAGGAAGGTGCCGGCATGGTTCGCGTTCGACGAGAGCCGGCCCCTCGCCTTCTTCGCCGGGATCTGGACGAACTGGACGAGCACGCGGAAGACGAAGGAAGGCGAGGTCAACGCCGATCTCTTCGCCTTCCTCACCTCGGAGCCCAATGCCGAGGTCGGCGCCATCCACCCCAAGGCCATGCCCGTCATCCTCACCACGTCCGACGAGCTCGACATGTGGATGACGGCGCCCTGGGAGATTGCGCGCGAGCTGCAGCGGCCGCTGCCGGATGGTGCTCTGCAAATCGTGGCGAGGGGAAGGAAGGATGATGCAGCCTGAGGTGAAGCCGCCCGTGCGGCCGGCGAGCCATCCCGATCGCACGCTCGACTGCGAGGAGGCGCTTGAGCCGGGGCTGATGAAGCTCGTCGCCGCGGCCGAAGCCGCCGGCTGGGACCGCGCCGAGATCTGGCCCGCCCTGACCAGCCTGGCCGTCAATCACATCGAGGGCGACATCGAAAACGAAAAGCTCGAGGCCGAGCTGCGCACGGCGCGCATCGCGCACCTGCTCTTGCTCGACCGCTAGCGGGCCGCGTCGAAATGGAGCAGCCCGAGCGTATTCGTCGTCCCCACTCGCAAAGGCCGATGTCCGCCTCGCCTGAGGAAATCGCGATCATCCGCGCCATGGTCGCCGATGGCGCCACGCTGAAAGCGATCGCCGAGGCTCTCGGGATCAACAAGCAGACCGTCCGCCGCTGGGTGGATGCCGCAGGCTTCCCAGCCTACAAACGGGCCCACCGGCATACGCCCGACACCGATCGGGCGATGCTGAAGGCGGCGAGCGAGGGCCGGTCCACTCGGGAGATCGCCGAGCACCTCGAAATGAAGTTCGAAACAGTCAGGACGCGGCTGCTCATCCTCGCCGGGCAGGGAATCACTCATGAGAATGGCCGCGAGTATGTCGATCCGCGCCGCCGGTTCACCCACACCGAAGAGACCGATCGCATCATCCGCGAATGGACGCGGAAAGGTCGCACCGCCGCGGCGATCGCCAGGGCGCTTGGCACGAACCGCAGCGTCGTCATCACCCGCGCGCACGCCCTGTTGCAGGACGAAACCGCCGAACGCGACGGCTAAGCCCCCTTCTTTCCGCCCGGCACCACGACCAGCCGGCTGTCGCGCAGCACGAACGCGCCTTCGGTCAGTGAGAGCCGCCGGCCGGGATAGGCCTGCACTGCCGCCTCGAACGCCGCATGCGCCACGCTGATGTGGCCAACCTTCGCCAGCACGCTCACCAGCACCTCGCTGCCGACGTCCCGATTCTCCACCGCATAGGGAAGCCCGCCCATCAGCGGCTGCGGCGTCTTGGGTACACCCATCCAGATATGCACGCCCTTGCCGTTGCAGGCCGGGCAGCGCATGCGCTCGGAAAAGTGCCGCTGCCCGCGCACCGGCCAAAGGCTGTGTGCGCCGCCGACATAGTGGATGACCTTGGGAAGATCGACGAGCCAGCGATGCCGGCACTGGAGCTGGAGGCAGGTCGCGACCAGCTCCTGCCCGGTCACCCGGGCATCTTCCAGTGTCTTCAGCGTCCGCGGCATAAGGGGCTCCTCATCACGAGGAGCCGAGTCATTGCTCCAGAGCAAAGAGCGAACAAGCGGTTGAGCCAGTGAGCATATAGCGGGCTTGGACGCGCCGATGCGTGCTTTCGCAACAATGCGTCAAAATTCTGGCGGTGTTGCAACGCCGCAATATTCACGAGAGCAATTCTAAGGCATGTTGGGCTTGCGGGGGTTTCGCGCCGTGATGGCGCCTTGGGGACTGTAAAATGATCAGAAAATTTCTTCTTGGAACGGCGCTTGCGCTGGTCGCGTCGGCGGGCGCGGTCAAGGCAGCCGACTTCGCTTTGCCAAACTACGATGTTGCCATGACGTCCACCTATGATTGGACCGGGTTCTACGTTGGTGTCGTCGGGGGTGCTGGGATCCTGAACACGAACTTCAGCGACGTGAGCGAATACCTATCGTATAACGCCGTCGACCTCTCCGACTGGGGCGGCTCCCTTGGCGTGACTGCCGGTTACAACTACCAGATCGGCTCTGCCGTCTTCGGTCTCGAAGGCGACCTGAACTGGGCGTCCATGTCGCAGAGCTACTATGACGACTATGAGGACACACAGTACAATCGCTCGTGGGACTGGTACTCGACCATTCGCCTGCGCGCGGGCGTGGCCACTGACAACGCCCTCTTCTACGCCACTGCTGGTGTTGCAATGGTCGGTGTCGACCTCAGCGGGGTCTATGATCCTGACGACTACGAATGTGGCGAATACTATAGCTTCTGCGTCAATGAGACCCAGTTCGGCTTCGCTCTTGGCGCAGGCGCTGAGATCGCGCTGAATGACAGCACGTCACTCAAACTCGAGGGTATGTACATCGGCCTTCCGACTACGACCGAGTCCGATCCGGAATCGGGCTATGACGACGTTTACATCATGAGCTCTAGCGCTGTGCTGGCTCGTGCAGGTTTGAATTTCCGCTTCTAGCCGCTTCCCAAGAGCAGCATAGCGAACCTCCGGCGTTCCGTGGCGCCGGGGGTTTTTTGTTGTCGGCGTTGCGCGTGCTGATAATGTCTGGCTGCGGCACACCCTGAGATAGCGCCGCCGGCCGGGCCTTGCTGCTCCCCCCAGGGCGCGAGCCCGGCCAGTCTTGACGTGGACAAATCAATTCACCCTCCACAGCTAGGCCGACGACTATCCTCGGCGGGTGACTTCTCGGTGGATGCGCATTTCCTCGCGCACCTTGTCCATCTCATCGCCAAGCCGTTCGTAGCGCTCAGCGACAAGCTTCAGGGTGACGTTCATCGAGGTGACGGCAACAGTCAGCCCATCCACTGCGCCGGTGGCACGATCAAGGGCTGAGGAATCAACAATGACGGCGGCGACCTGAGCGGCAGCGCTACCGCCAGACGGCGTGGCCCGCCTACCCTCTTTTATGCCCAGCCAGACGAATGCGAAAATGACGGCAAGGCTGATCCCGAAGGATACGGCCGCCCACGGAGGCAGTCCGGTGAGATCAGGGAGCTGCATTGCTTTCTCCGGCGTCGTGAGCAGCACGATAGATGTTCATGAGCTCTACCAGTGCGAACACCGGATAGATGGCGAGCCAGGTGCTGACGACACCGGAAAGAGCGTAGCCGGTGGTAATGCCGACGAAGAGGAGGAAGCCGAGCGAGGCGGACACCACGCGGATCCAAGGCGTGACGTTCTTCCGCGCGCCGTTGACCACGAGGCCTCCAAGCCTGAGGAAGCCGAGGGCAAGCATGATGAAGCCGAGAAGCGTCTCGTCCCCGAAGATGATGCGGAAGCCGGACCACGTAGGCTGATCGAATGTGCGCTCGGGCAGCAACAGCACCGCGCCCCACAGCGCAGTGATGACGGCTAGAATCCATTCCGTCATCCGCGGACCGAACCGGTGCTGTATGCGGATCCAGAGGCCCGGGCCGGTCATTTCTGGCCCCCGAGACTGGGCATGGTGAACGATGCCGGCAACGGAAGGTGGGGAACGGCGAGCTCGCGCAGGACTTCGGGTGTCAGACCCAGCCGCCGCACGGTGTCCGGGTTCCTCGCCTCGACATAGTGCTGAGCGAATTCCAGCACCCAAGGGTCGGATGCGTCCGACATGAGGGAATAGCCTCGCTGAGCTTTGAGAGCCTGGAGCCCTGCCTTCACGCCGTTCCCGAGCGCTTTGTGGAGCGCGTCCCTGTGGCTCGCCTCGATCTGGTAGCCGGTCATCCTGTGCCAGCGGACAACTGCCCAACTGACTGCCGCGGTCACCGCAGTCAACAGCAGCGGCTCGAGCACGGCCCATGCGATCTGAATCGCGATCGAAGACCAGATTGCGTTCATGCGCCAACTCCCACGATGATCGCCACTGCGGCGATGGCAGCGAGGACAGCGAACACGAGAGGCCATGCCTGCCCGTTATCCTTGCCCTGCACGGGCGGGACAGGGGCCGGCTGGGGGATAGGCCGGGACGGCGCAGGAGCGGGCTGTGGCGCAGGCTGAGGCGGCACCATCTCCACCGACTTCGCGTAGGCAATGACGGCCTCAACGTCCTCGGGCTTGGTTAGGGCCTTGTTGAGCCCGTCCCCGGCATAGTAGCTCTGCCCACGGTTCACCTGGCGGTGCTGGCCCTGCGTCGTCGCAAGGACAGGCAGAGACGCCCATTCCATGGCAAGCCGCTTGCCGAACTCCACTGCATTGATCCGCCCGGCCATGAAGGCTTCATAGCCGCGCCGCTTCAGAAGGTGATAGGCCAGCCGGTCCTGCAGGTTCGGGTTCATCACCTGCGTACCGCGAAGGCCGAGCTCGCGCTTCAGGTCCTTCAGCGTGGCGTTCATGAACTGATAGCCGCCCGCTGCCGAAGACCGCCATGCGCGCGTCCAACTCGGGCCGGCTGCAATCACCTCATCCACCGTCATGGTCGTCAGCGGCTTGGGCAGCTTCGATTCATTGTGGCCGAAGACGACCTCGTAGGACGATGCGTCGGCCTTCCCTGTTTCGATCTTGCGGATGAAGTCGAGCAGCACCGCTGCCCCCGCTGGGACGTTCGGGTCCATCGGGCTCTCCAGTTCTGGTGGTGGTCAAAGAAAAGCCCCGCGCGAGGGCGGGGCATTGCGGGCGGACTCGACTAGGCGGCCAGGCGATGCCACATTCGGCGCGATTGACCTGGAGGGCTTAGATGTCGGGACCTGAGTGGAAGCTAAGCGACGACCTCAAGACGGTGACAATCACATTCCCCACCAGTCCACCCGTCCAATTCGTTCTGGACGCCGCCGCCGTAGACGATCTCCTAAGGAACCTGGGGGAGCTTCGGGCGCATATGACGCCACCAGTGCCCGCCGATTACCAAATTGGGCAGAAGGTTGCCGCCATTCCAGACCCCCGCTGGTATACAGAGCCTGAAATGCTGAGCGGCGACAGCCTTATTCATGTTCGCGATCCGCGCTTTGGCTGGCTGCACTATCTCCTGCCAAGGGCTTCCGCTCAGCAGCTTGCCCAGTATCTGACGCGGCAAGCAGAAGATGAGCCTTGTCCACCAACACGGCCGAATTGAACGCACCGCTGCCGCCAGCACCAGACAGAGTCGGATGCGCACCGCCCCCTCCTTTGCCGGTCACGACCAACGGTGTCAGGCCGGGTGGGAAGCTGAAGCTGCCCCAACTGAGGAAGACCATTGCGTCTTCGTTCATCACTGCTCCTCCTGAGCCAGAAGTTCATCGGCCCGCGTCTCACCAAGCGCCTCTGCTACCGTCCAGTGCAGCACGGCGAACAGCGGATCGTCGGAAACGAAATACTCCGAGGCGTAGAACATCTGCCGAAGCTTGGGTTCGGCCTGCTGCAGCGCTGTCTCCAGAGTGCCGGATTCGGCATTGCTCTGGCGCGCGATGAAAACAGAGCGGTAGAGCCTATAGGTGGGAGGCGGCGGGGATGCAGGAGGCGAAAATATCTCCCCATCCCAAGACCAGCCATCCTCTACCGGTCCCGCGGTTTCGATGACATCCGCCATCAGTTCCGGGCTAAGCGGAGGGACGTCTGCCTTGGCAGTATCACGCCAGATTTGATGCGCTCGCGCATGGACGATCAGGACACTGTGCATGGTGCTAACTCGTATATTCGTAAACGACGACGACGCCCTGCCCGCCAACAGAACCTTGGGTGCCAGAGCCCGCCGTCCCGCCCGCACCAACAGTCACGGTTACGGTTGATGCCAGACTTGCAGCTTGGATGACTTTCTCGGAGTATCCACCACCGCCGCCACCGCCGCGCCCTGCGACCTGCGCCGCAGCCCCCGAGCCATAAAGCAGCCCTGTCCTATTCGTGAACGCAAAAACATAAGGTCCCCCGAAGGGGCCGTTGGAGCTGCCGCCATGCCCCTGCCCTGCTGTCCCACCGTTCCATGCGCCATCTTCACCGGAAATGTTTATATCGCCGCTAGACCCACTGCCAGCAGTGCCGCCTGCGGATGCTGTGCCGCCACCGCCGCCCGTTGCGGATAGGTGCGTTCCGAATGATGACGTGCCACCATTGCCGCCATCACCAGAACTACCGCGAGAGCCGCCGCCGCCTGCGTTGAGCATGACATGAGCGTAGACCAGCCCCGCCGGCTTGGACCAGGTTGCCCCTGACGTGTAGAAGCGGATCGCGGTCAGCGTTGCGCCGCCCCCACCTGCTGGTGCAGAGCTCGTCCATGTCGTGCCATTCGATGTGAGGACGTTGCCCGAACTGCCGGGTGCGACCGCTTGGAATCCAGACGTACCATTGCCTAGAAGCACATTGTTCGCAGTAAACGTCGCCGCGCCAGTTCCGCCGTTTCCTACAGGCAGAGTGCCCGTAACAGCCGCGCCTTGGCCTAGGTTCACCGCGCCGAAGCCAAGCGTCGTGCCGGAACGGCGCAGTACCTGATGGTCGGTTCCCGCCGCAATCGCCGAAACGTTGGCGGATGAGTTTCCACTCACGCCCAAAACGGACAGCGCTGACCCCTGCGCCAGTTTGGCGAAAGTAATCAGGTTGTCGGCAATCATGCCGATCGTGATCCCGCCGAAGCCGAGCGCATTACTGACCCTGCGCAAGATCGTATCGTTCGCAGACGCCTGAATATCCGCCGCATCGCCAGAACTGTTGGCTGAACGGCCAATGACTGAGGTTGCCGCACGGGATGCCGTCTGTATGGCCCCCGTTATCCGGCTATCATCGCCCGCAGCAACTGTGCCGGTCGTGGTGCCGACATCGCGAGAAGCGGAGTTGCCCAAGTCCTCCGGCTGCACCGCCGTATCGGCCTTGCCGCCCTGCGTTGCTGTGGCGAAGTCGCTGGAGGCTGCGCCCGCGGCAGTGCCGAGCGTTGCACGGCGCGAATTGGGCTCGCGGAAAACATGCACCTGGTCGCCAGCCTGCGGCGCCCCGCCATCCGTGAGATCGGGGATCGTCTTGTCAGCCATGCTGTCCTCGCTAGTAGAAGATCGCCATCACCACGCGGCGGGCATCCTCGGTGATGATTTCCGCTGTCATCTGTGGCTGGCCCGACGCGAGCGCGCCGATGGCCTTGATCTCGATCCGCGCCGTGCCGTCGAGAAGCGCTGCTTCGGAGATGAGATCGCCAGACGCCGCGATCAGCGCCTTCACCGCCCCATCGATCCGCGCCGGCTCTGCGGCAAGAGCACCGGACGCGACCACAGCCATCCGCACCGCGCCGACAAGGCCTGCTGGACCTGCCTCGAGCGCGGCATAGGCCCTCACCCGGTCAGTTGTGCTGATGAACCCGCCAAGCGCGGCAGGCTCGGCAACGAGCACGCCCGCCCCGCTGACGAACACGCCCACCGTCCCCGACACCTGCCCCGGCCCGGAGGCCAACGCGCCGGATGCGCCGATCAGAGCGCGCGCGGCACCCGAGAGGGCAGCGTCATCGGCATTGAGCACCCCGGTTGCGGAGACGAGCGCAGAAATCGCCCCCGAGAGCAGCGCATCATCGGCGAGGAGTTCGCCCGAAGCCGAAACGAGCACCGCCCCTACCCCGGACACTGCCCCGTCTCCGGCGAGCATTTGCCCGCTGGCGGCAATCCGGGATGAGGCAGCGCCATCCACCATGGCGGGGGACGCCCCCAGCTCAGCGACAGCGCGGATGATCGTCTGGTCGACGGTGACGGAGCCGGCCAGTGCGCCGTCCTCGGAGACGAGCACTGCTGTTGCCGTAACTATCGGGCGCACTTCGCTGTCGAGGGCAGCCGCCCCCGATTGAAGCGCTGCGGACAGCTCGACCAGGCTCAGAAGCTCGACATCGCCGCCGCCCTGCATGTCGCCCGACAAGAGGACGGCATCATTGCCATCCTGCATGTCGCCCGAGAGGAGAAGCCGCATGGATTATTGCGGCGCTTCGTAGGTCAGGCTTTCGAGCGAACAATCCTGCCCGAGGGCGATGTTGGTGTTCGTCACCTCGATGTCGCCGCCCATGCCCACCGCGGTAACCGAGCCTGAGAGCTGGGGGTCGCCGTTCTTGTCGTAGGTGATGAAGTTGTCGACGCCCGGGCCAGAGTCACTGGCCGTTGCTTCGATAGGCGTGCTGGCCGCCGTGATGATGCCCGAGCTTGCAGCACCGAACGGCGTCGCCGCCAGGTTGAAAGTCACGATCGGATCGGAGCCGTCTCGCAGCACGAGCGTCGCGGTGCCGCTGCCCACCTCATGGGCTTCCTTGACAGTGGTGGCGAGCGCGTTGCGCAGGGCCATGACATGAGTGACAGTCATTTCGCTTGCTCCTTCTTGCGAGCGGTTTTCTTCGGGGTGACCTTCACCGCCCCCTTGAGGCGTGCAGGGCTTGGGCTGAGACGGTTTGCGGACCGCTCCCGGGCAGATAGGGCGCGGCTGGCCTTGCCTTGGGCGAGCAGGCCATTGGCGAATTCGAGGTTGCGCGGGGTGACGCCGTAGTCACTGCCCGGCAGGTAGCGAGCCAGCAGAGCACCTTTGGGTGTCTTGATCTCGACGGTTTCAGAGACCTGAAACCGGTCCCCCTTGACGAAAAGCTCGGTCATCAGCGGTTTCCTGTGAGCGTGATGGAGATATCGGCCAGCGTCGCGTCTCGGGGATCGGGCGCGGTGATGGTGAGGATGTCGAAGCTGTCGAAGGTTACGGCGCCCGGCGCGACGATAAGCCCGATCTGGCTCGCCGCCTCGAATGTCACAGTTCCAAAGGCAGTGCCGTTCTTAGCGAGAATGAATTCTGCATCGTCGTCGGCAGCCACTTCGCTTGAGGCAGCGCTACCTGTGAGCCCAGCGGGGAAGGTGATCGGCGTGGCCGAAAATACCTGGCGCAGCAGCAGCTCTCCGGGGCGGGGCTTGCCCTGAGCGAAGATCACCGCATCGAACTTGTCGCCAACGCCCTGCTCTCCGGGCACGAAAGGCCCGAGATACATCCAGAACTCGGTATCCCCCGGAGGGGAGGTCTGCGGCGCATTGCCTTCGTTTTCGTCGACGAGCGATGCAAACAGCGACGATCCGGACCGCACATAGTCACTCGTCTCGTATATGGCCTCGGGGTCGTATTCGCCCTTTGGCCGCGCAAACTGCAGGTCCGCTTCAGCCCCGCGCCCGACAGCCACGAACCGAAGGACGCGCTCGTATCCGCCCTTGCGCAGCGTGACCCGGTAGGCGTTACCCGGGAGGTGGCAGAAGACTTTCCCGTCAGGGACGAGAAAGGTGCTGCCCAGCGAGACGGTGCCCGCGCGATCCTGATAGGCCTGCTGAAGCCCCCCGCTCTCGCGACGGATCTCGACCATGACATTGGTCAGAATATTGCCGGCCTCGTCCGTGGCGTCGAACCGGAGCGCTGCATAAGCCATCAATTACCTCGTGAAGATCAGGCGTTCGTCGCGCCGAGAATCGTGCCGGTCCAGCCGGTCGTGGCGATCAGCGTCCAGCCGACAACTGCAGGCCCGGCCGCGCCGCCAGAGCCGGGGCGATAGCCATAACCATTGCTGCCCGCTTGACCCGGCCCGCCACCGTCGCCCGACCCCCAACCCTGACTTGACGGACTGCTGCGCCGGCCAGCGCCACCGGCAAGCAGAGTGCCGGGAGAGCCGATCGGCCCAGGGCCTGTGCCGGGTTCTCCGGGAAGCATGCCCGCACCGCCGCCACCGCTCGCGCCATGCACCTGTGGGCCGGTCCAGCCCACATAGTCGCCAGCGCCGCCGCCGCCGCCGCCGCCGCCGCCATTGATCCCACCGTTGCCGTCCAGATCGAATGGCACTGTTGTGCGAAGGCCCGTGCCGCCCGGGTTGCCGTTGAAGCCAGTATTGTTGTCCCCGCCGCGCCCATTCGCCCCGCGCCCACCCGGGCCGGCGATGAGACCGCGATTGGTGACCTTGATCCGAACCGTCCAGATCGTGATCGTGCCCGAGCCAGTCGAGGTGGCATTGGCGCTGATCGTGATCGAGCTGCCCGAATTGACCGAGACGATCTTGGCCCGGGCCGGGATGCCCGTGCCCGTCACGAACATGCCGGGCAGGAACCCCGTCGTGCTCGAAAGGCCGGTCAGCGTGGCGTTGCCATTGGTGCGGCTGGCAGTGCGGGTGACGCGGGGCCAGTCATCGCCGATGTCGAGAGACGGGTTCGCCGTCGAGGTCGATCCGATGACGACGCCCTCGTTGATGACGAGGAACACCTCGTCGCCGGCCTCCGGCGTCCGGTACTGCTGGATGTATTTGGCGTAGAAGTTGACGTTGTTCTCGTTGGCCGCCAGCACGACAGTGTTTTGCAGCGGCTCCGGAGCAAATCGCGGGTCCATCCGCAGCTCCTCGAGCTCGAGCTCGTATTCCGCACTGTCTGCCGCGCCCGGGTTAACCCGCACGATCTGGCAGGGCACGCTCTCGGGCGCGCCGGTTTCGTCCTGAAGCACATCGGCCAGCAGCCGGCACCCTTGCCCCAGCTCGGGCCGCAGCGAGGTCCATCTCGGAATCCGCAGCTTGAAACGGCGCGGCGCGCGGACATAGCGCGCCAGCCGGCGCAGCGCCACCACATCGGCCGCGGCGAGACCTCCGGACTGGATCCAGCGGGAATAGAGCACGTCGAGCCTTTTGCTGCCCTCAGCCTTCTCGTCGAACGTGGCCACGTGCAGCGCCGAGATCGGCAGGTTCTTGGGCTCCAGCCCTTCGATCGGGTTTCTCTGCCCGAAATAGACCTGGGCACGGCTTTTGCGCTTGTCGGGCTGCTCTGTGATCTGCAGCGAGTTGGCGATGACGTTGCTTTCGCCCGGCGCATTGCGCGCGTCGAGCACGGTGACGTTGGTGTCGAGCGCGCGAAGAACCTGAAGCCGCAGCCTGGCCGTCCGTTCGCTCCACCAGTGCGACAGCCCCACCTCGCGAATGATCTCTGTCGCCAGGTGCTCGACCGGCGTCGGCTCCGGCACGAGCGCGGTCAGCAGGGCCCCGCCATAGAACGCCTCGATCTCGCTCTCCCATTCGGCCAGCGGAATGACGTCCGGGCTGATCGCGGCATATTGCGTCTCGAGCCGCGCCAGGGCCTCGGCCGGCGTGTCGGAGATGAAGGCCGCGCAGAGCTGCACACGCGTGCCGGCCTCGTGCGCTTGGGCCGTCGTGCCCCAGAGCCCGCGGGTCAGCGTCAGCACATTGCCCGCGCGCGAGAACGCCGCGATTTCGCGGCCTCCGAGGTTCACCCAGCCCGAAGCGTCATAATAGGCATCGCCCACACCCGCCGGCGCCAGCGTTACGCTCGTCGTGTTGGCTGCAATATTGGCGACGAGGTTGCCGGGCGTAAGCTCTGGGCAGACCGCGCGATCGCCGAAAAGCTCCTGCAGCGCGTCGCGCGCCGTTATGGTGTAGAGCCCTTCGGGCGTCGGCCCGTCGAAGCGTTCGATGATGAAGTGCCGCGTGTCGAAGCCGGCAAAGGGCTGGCCGTCGAGCCCTTGCTTCCAGCGGATCGCGCGGCCGCGCATATAGGGCTGGCGCGCCCGCCACTTGCCCCAGAATGTCCCGCGCTTGAATGGGTCGTGCCCGCGCTCGGCGCGATACTTGTCGCCATTGGGGCCGGTGTCCCCCCAGTGATGATCGCTCAACGTTACCGTCAACGTCGCCCGCTGCCCCGGCCCCTCGCCCGGATGAATGGTCTGCGGCGTATAGGCAATGCTCTCGATCGTCGTGATGGCGTCGATCCCGCTCGCGGCGAACGCTTCGCTCGGTTTTGCGAAGCGCCATGTCGCGAGCGTCCCTGCCTCCCCGCCGGCCCCATCGCTGTCGAAATGGGCGGTATCCTGGCAGGTGCGAAGGCTGTTGTAGCACTTGATCTCGCCCGTCACCCCCAGGGCCGCCGTGCAGGCGCCGATACCATAGGTCAGCCCGCAACGCTCGATATCGATCTCGACGATGTCGAAGACATGGCCCATCAGAGTGCCCGCACGTGGAGGATCGAGTATGTGCGCACACCGGCCCAGCAGAGCACGGCCCTCGGCCGGCTGACGCCGAGATCGATGAGCGCGTCGAAATAGGCGCGGTCGCAGAGCGCCCGGCTCGCGTAGCCGGCAACGGGCTTGCCCCGGTCCAGCATGTCGCAGAGATAATCGTGGATGAGCGCGGCAGCCGTCGCGCGATCACCCCAGGGAGGCAGGAACCACCAAAGAGGCCGCGGGACACTCGCGCCGTCGCTCATGAAGCCGGCCGGCACGGTGATCCCGCGCCAGGCCAGCGGTTCGACGAGGATGGCGATACGGCCTGCCGAACCCCAGTCGCCGAAATCGAGAACGATACGGCCGACCGTCGTCATAGGACGACGCCCTCGAGCTCGATGGTCACATCAACGGAGCCCACGAGATCGCTTGTCTCGGGGATGATGTCGTTCAATGCCCAGACGAACGCCACCTCGCCGGGATACTCCTCGGGATTCCAGCTGAGAAAGAACGGCAGTCCGGCAGCGGCCGCCGCAAAACGCAGGAAGCCGCTCGACCGGATCCATCCGCCCGACAGCTTAATGAAACTGATCGAGCCGCGCCGTGTGCTGCCGGTGATCGTTCGTGCCAGGAAATCGCCCGCCTGGCTGCGCGCGGTCTGCACATCGCGCGTGATACCCCACGGAATGGGCGTGTGGGCCTGATTACCACGCTCCATCACGAGGAGCTTCCCGACGCTGAGAAGCGCCACCCGGGGCGTCGCCATCACCGGAACGATGTCGAGCCGCAAGGCGGCGTAGCTCTCGGGCGCGAACCGCATCATCAGCGTGCCGTCATCGGCAACGATGATTTCAGGGATGATCTCGGACCAATCTCCCGAAACCTCCGCATCGCCATCGGGGGCGAGCCCCCAGAGCGACAGCGTCATTCCGTCCGACCCCAGATTGTGCCGCTCGAGGCCGAGGCCATCCACCATCCGCGACGGGTCCAGCGTCATCGTGAGGGAGTGAGGCCCGCTCCCCGTTCCGCGCCATCCTTCGATCGTCGACGAAGTCCCCAGATTGCTGGCCGGATACCCTGCGGCCTCGGCACTGGCGGCATAGCCCTGCACCAGGTTTTCCCAGAGCAGCACGGGGAACGTGCCGCGCTCTTCCTCGGCAAGCGAAAGCGCATAGGCATTGGCGACGATGATCCCCATCAGCCGCCCGCCTGCCTGATCGATGCAATGAGCTCGTTCGCACCATTGGTGTTGACGAGTTCAGCAAGTTCCTTCGCGAGCCCCTCGATCTGGCCTGCCGAGAAGCTATTGCCATGCAGCGTGATGTTCGCCGACACCTGCCGCATAGCCTGCGCCGGCGCGCCACCCGACCCCCCGGAACCCGCCGGCGTGGCGATCGATGGGCGCCGACTGCCGCCTTTGGACGCGCTCAGAATGGTCGCGATCTGGGCGGCACCTGCCGCAGCGACGGAGGCTGCTCCCGCGAACCCCAGTACGCCGCCTTGCGCGAGGGCCTTGGTGACGCCCTCGGCCGTGTTGACGATCGCCTGCGCGACACCGAACGCCTTGGCCGCGGCGAGGTTCTCCTCCCCGAAACTCTCCATCAGTGACGAAAGCGATCCGAAGATGCTGGAGGTGTGCCCGACCAGTTGCCCACGAATGCGCGCCTCTTCGTCGATCTGCCGCTGCGCGATCGCGTTCATCCGCTCCGCGTGCTGGGCGTTCGCCGCCTCGATCATGGCATCATGTTCGGCCTTGAGGATCATGCCATTGCTGTAGAACTGGGCGATTTGCGCCAGCCGCTTTTGATGGCTTGCGAGCTCCGCCGCCTCTTCCGTCATCAGCGACAACCGCATCGCCTCGAGCGCAGAGTTGAGCTCGCTGCTGATGCGCCCGCCCGCGCCGCCTGCGGCCGCTCCGATATCCTCGAAACCCTTGACGATCGCCCCGGGCCCCTCCTCCCCGAAGGTTCGGGTGAAAAGGTCCCCGAGATAGTCCGGCCCGAATGCATCCCCGAACGAACCCGTAGCGCCGCTCAGGGCGGCCTTCTCCTCGTCAGAAAGGGATTGCTGGAGCCATCCAGTCGGCAGTCCGGGAATCAGCACCTGATCGCCCCAGGTAAGGGCGGGCTTGCTGAGTTCCTCCATGAGGCTGTTGACGGCCTGCTTGCCGATCGCCCGGAAAGCCGTGGGCAGGTTCGACCAGGTCGATACCGCGAAATTGTAGCTGCCGACGAACACAGCAATGATGTTGTTGCCGACATCCTTGATGATGCCCGCGACGTCCACGCCGATCGCCTGCTTGATCTCGTCGCGGAACATGAAGGCCGCAGTCACGCCGGCGGCGAGCGCCGTGACGATGAAACCGATCGGGTTGGCCGCGATTGCCACGCCGATCGCGCGTATGCCTGCAACGACGGTGGTTATGAAGAGCCCCGCTGCCGTCGTCATCACACCCCAGACGGCAGGTCCCATCGCCACCGACAGCGCCGTGCCAGCCACAGCGACAACCTTGCCGATCACGCCCAGATTGGCTGTCACGAGGTCGATCGCAGCCGCCGCTCCGATCAGCGCCATCTCGAGCCCGCTGCCCAGGCTGAGCCCGTTCGCAATCGCTTCGAAGAAATCCTCGACCGACTTCCAGGCATTGGCAGAGGCCTTGGTCAGTCCGCCGAACCCGGCTTCCGCCACACCCTTTACCTGCTCTTCGAGCGCTTCGAAGATTACGCCCTGCGCGCCCACAAGGTCGTTCGCGCGCATGAAGCCGGCGATCATTTCCTTTTGCTGGTCGGTGAAGGTGATGCCGCGCTTGGTCAGCATCGCCAGCCCCTTTTCGGGCTCGGCAAGCGCGCGCCCGAGCCCCTCGACGTTCTGCCTCAGATCCCCGCCCCAGGCCGCCGCCATATCGTCGGCCAGCTCGATCGCCCGGAAGAACTGCTCGCGACCGAACCCGAACGTGGTCAGATTGGTGGCCACCGCCATGATCTCTTCGGCAGCCCGACCGGTCGAGCGTTCGATCCGGTCGGCGAATTCCTCGACCTCCTTGGCACTCGTGCGAGCGGTATTGCCGGTGTTTTCGATCGCCTTGTCGAGCTGGGCACTCAGCTTGAGCATTTCCTCGATTCGGCCCACGGCTGCGCCGAGTCCCGACATGAAGCCGGCGAATACGGCACTGCCGCCGAGCACGGCGAAAGCCTTGCCGATCCCGCCGAGCTGCGACTGGACGCGCTTCACGCCATCGTCGAACTGGGCCGTATCGAGGCCGAGCGTGGCGCGCAGAGCGCCGATCACCGCGTTTCCAGCAGACATGGATGGATCACCGATTGGGGATGGGGCACTTACCAGGCAGCGAGGATCGCCGCCTGGGCCTCCCAGCTCTGCCGCTGCGGACGGTGCCGCTTCTGGCCGATCAGGAGCTTTTTGAGTTCGGGGAATTTCTTGCCGCGGGGCAGCGCCGCGATGTGCCAGGCAAGGCTCATGCGATCGTCATGCTCGCGCTCGATGCGCAGATTCGACGCCGTCAACAGGATCGACACCTCTCGCGGCGTCAGCCGCCAGAAGGCGCCGGGATCGGCCGGGTAGACCGATGCGTAGGAAGTCAGGAGCTCTACCCAGTCCCAGCCCGCTTCCTCGCCCGAGAAGGGCGGTCGGGTTCCTTCTTGGCGGTCGGGAAGGCGAGCTGCATCGCCTGCCCTAGGGCGGCGACGACGGCCGGCACGCCGGCTTCGGTGAGCACATCCCCCGCCATCTCCATTGACGTCTCGGGGTGCCGGTCGCGCAGCGCCGCCCAGAGCATGGTGCGCCAGTCTCCGAGCCGCATATTGGCGGTGTCCGAGAACTTGCCGGCGATCTGGTTGATGCCGATCCCCAACGCGTCCTCGAGCTCGACGATGGCGTTGACCGAGAGCCGCAGCGTATAGACCTGGTCGCCGGCTTCGAGCTCGACCTCGCCCTTGATTGGGTTGGCCATCAGTCCGCCGCCTCTACGTCGATCGTGTCTTCGCTTTCGGCCGTCGCCGCGCCGCCGGTGTTCGTGCAGGTCACCTTGACCGTCAGCGCCTTGCCGGCATCGCCCGCCACCGGCACATAGGTCGAAGCGGTTGCGCCTGGGATGTCCGCCCCATCCGCCGTCCACTGATAGGTGAAGGTGCCGAAAGGTGCCCAGACGCCGGGCCAGGCGGTAAGCGTCTGGTTGACCTTGACCTCGCCCGAGATGGCCGGCGCTACACCATTGACCGGCGCAATCGCCACGTCGGTCGTGGTGGCGCCAGCTCGCTTGAAGGTCGCGGTGAACGTCATGCGATCGTCAATCGGGATGGCCTGGTTGTAGCCGCGCCGCACGATCGGGAAGGTCTTGCGCACGCCGTTCGGCAGTGTGATCCGGCCCACGTTGCGCTTGCCGCGAGCAGCGATCAGGGCGATATCGGTCGGACTGCCCGGGATGTAGTTGCCTTCGATAACGCACTCGCCCGGCGTAGTGAGACCCGGGATGTATTCACGCGTCCGGTTCGGCGACTGCATGTGCGTCGCCTCGACCTCCTCGTCGTCGTCCTCGCCCGGATCGATGCTGATCACCTCGCCGAGCGCGACGAATACAGTGGGGGTTGCCTCTTCGGCCATCTCGAATACCGAGCCATAGCCAATCGAAGCCTGGGTGGTTTCAGGCATTGTCGTTTCTCCAGTGATGCAGTGGATCAGGCCGCAGCGGCCCAAACAGTGAAATCGATGCTGACCCGGTGCCAGAGCTCGTCGGCACTGGATTTGGCGCTGTCATGCCGCTCGGCCTCGACGAAGATGCCGTCAAAACGGATGGCCTGATGGATGCCCCGATAGCCCGAGAGCAACGCCTTAACCGTCCGCGAGATGGCGACGGCGTTCAGATAATCGAGCGACCGGATGTCTGCCTGCACCCGATGGCGCACCAGCCCGTCCGGCCCCTGCATGTGATAGTCGGGCACGCTCGAAATCAGGTAGAGCACGATGCCCGGCGCGGGCGAGCCCTGCGGGATCGTGTTCCATGTGATGGCGTTGCCGACGAGATCCGTCAGGTCGGCATCGGACAGCAGCAGGTTGATGAACGCTTCCTGCATCAACCGCCCCTCGCTGCCCGTCGTGCTGCACGTCTCGCCGCGCGCGCCGCGGCCTTGGCGATCTCGCCGCCCAGATCCCGTTTCACGATCTCGAGGACCTCGACCTTGTGCTGGTCCCACGCCGGCCGCAGGAAAGGCTGAGGAGCATGGTGCACCGTGCCGAATTCCTGAAGGTGCGCGTAGAAGATGCGTGCCTCCGGGCCGACATGGACCTCAGCGAAACTGGTGCTGCCGCTGCGCTGCGCGTCCCGCATGGCCTGGACGGCATCAGCTTTGCTGGCCCCGCCCCGCATGGCAGCGGCGAACGCTGACTTGCCGACCGAATTCTTGAGCTTTGCCGAGACCACGATGCTGCGCTTCAGATCGCCGTCGGTCGTCGTGGGATCGTCCGGCGCCAGTCGACGCGCCGTCTCGGCCATGGGCTGGCCGGCCTTGATCAGGATGCGCCGCAGGACATTGCGCGCCGTGGCCTTGGGGAGTTCACCGAGAGCCTGGTCGAATTCCTGCAGGCCCTCGACCTTGACTGTGGTTCTCATTTGTCGGCTCGCTTTGCCGTGGTGATCTCCAGCCCCTCGCGAGTGCCCAGTTCCTTGACGCCCCAGATGTCGAAAACGGCCGAGCCCATCACGAGCCTGTCCTTGGGGTTGAGCCCGTCGAGCGCGGGGGACCAGTCGCAGCGAAAGCGCGTCGTGATCTCGGCCGCCACTTCGCCGGCCGCCATGCGCTCGCGGTCCGACACGTCGACCTTTTCGGCCCAGACAGTCGCGATCTCGTGCCAGGCATAGATCGCCGCGTTCATGGCATCCCGACCGGTCTCGACGGCACGCTCGAGCCTGATGCGCCGATCGCGCCGGCCGCCATCGATCATCGCCACACCCGATAGGGAGAGAGCAGCGCCTCGACCGCGAACGGCATCTCGTTGACGATGTTGCCGATGTTCACGGCGGCGCGTGTCTGCCACCACTGCCCGACCAGCAGCAGGATTGCATGCCGGATCGGCGCCGGTACGGTGCTTGTCACCTGCTCGGGCGTTTCACCCTCTGCCGGGATGATCCGGTTGGGATAGCCGCAGCGGTAGCGTACCCGCACCGCCTCAGGTCCGCGCCCTAGCGTCGGCCAAATCTCGGCCCAGATGGAGCCGTTCTGCAGCAGTCGATAGTCAGTATCCAGCATCACCTGCTCGACCCCGTCGGGATCGGTGTAGACGATGCGCTGGACCGACAGGATCGGCGGATAGGGCAGCCGGTCATTGCCGAAGGCGCAGTCGACCAGCTCGAGCGTCTGGGCGCCAAGGCACCGACCGAGCCACCCGGCCGGCCCGTCGAGCCATGCAGTGGCTGCGGCGATATATCCCTCGACCGTCTCCCGCTCGAAATCGCCCTCCATGCGGAGATGGGCCTTGGCCTCCTCCCACGTCACGATGGGTTCGGGCGGCTCGACGACGCGGACATGCATGGAGGATCACCTGCGAAAAGCTGACATTATCCTGACGAGGATGACAGGATATTATTATGATATATCAGTTGCTTAGAGAGCTTTCGGCGATAGAATGAAAGCCGGCTGGCAGAGCCTGGTTCTGTGGCCGGGACCGTCCTTAGCCGAAGATTTGCCTCTCCTGTTACGGACGGTCCACCATCTATTCCCGTGGCCGCCTATCCTCGTCCTGGACCAGCTTTATTGGCAGGTGCGGGTTCGGCCTTGTTCTTAGGCGCCGGTTCGGCCTTGCCGCGCGGCTTCTTCTCACCGGCCTCTCGCAGGACACCGGCCTTCACCAGATGTGCGACGTCCGCAGCGACAGCTTCGCGCTCGTCGCCTTGCTCGTACTGCTTGTCGCCGATGTGTCGGCGCAGAACTTCGTACTTCATGATCGTTCTCCTTCTCGGCTCATGAGAAGGGCGGCAGATGTCCGCCCTTCATGATCAGCCGAGCGTCAGTCCTGTGGCGCTTCGACCGCCGGAGCGACATCGCCATAGATGAAGGCCTCCGGCCGATAGACGGCGAGCGCGAGCCGCTCCTCGGCGAGGATCGTCACCTTGTTGCGCACGAAGTCATCATTCTGGAAGCCGACTTCGATGCGGCTCGCCCACTGGTCGAAGATCTGGGCCCCAAGGCGGAATGCACCGGTCAGGAACTTGCCTACCGCCATCGCCTGGGTCGAGACCACCGGCAGGCCCCAGAGCGTCGGCTGGGTCGTGCCCTGCGGATTGGCGATGATGTAGCGCCCTTCCCCATCCTTGGTCAGTTCGATGTTGCTCCAGTCGATCGGGTTGAGCACGTGCCCGGTGGCGGGATATTCCGCCAGCGCCGCCTGCAGCATGGCAAGCCGGAGCACGTCGAGCGAAGTGAACGGCGTCGGGGTCACTGCGCCTGTAGGAACGGCAAAGCTCGTCGCCTGGGGGATGATGCCGTGCAGGTTCTCACCAGTGCCGTCACCGTTGAGGAGCTGGCCTTCCTCGACCATGGCAAGGCCATAGAGGAGACGCCCGTCAATCATGGAGCGGATCTGAGCGAAGTCGGAAAGGATCTGCTTGGACGCGCGGAACCAGTGCGCAATGACCTTGGTGCTGACGTCTTTGTCGGTCAGCTTCAGGTCCGACTGAGGCTTGAGACCGCCCTCGGCGACCGGAGCGGCGTTATTGGTGAAGCCCGTCTCCTGGATGTACTGGATCAGCGGGCTGTCGGTGTTGCCAGGCGTCAGCAGGTCCCGAACCGTGAGACGACGCCGCGGCATTTCAAGGACACCAGGCAGGCGGTTCGGAGCAATGCCGGCGCCGGCCGACCCGGCCGCATTGGTCGTGGCCGTAGTGATGTCCGCCTTGATCGGCATGCTGGCAGATGCGCCTGAGCGGGGGGAGTCCTTGAGGGCCTTCAGCTCGTCAAGCTCGATGAACTGCTCGCCATAGGACTTGTGGCCTTCCTGGCCGCCATGATCGGCACGTGCCAGCTTCTGCGACAGTTCGGCCACCTGCTCGGTCAGGCCGTTCATCTTGATGAGGGCGTCGTCGGCCTTCTCCTTGAGAGAAGAGGTCAGCTCTTCGCCAGCCTTGGCCTTGCCGAGTGCCTCCTCGGCGATGGCCTTCACGGCGTCTACGGCCTGCTTGTGCTCGGCCTTGATCTCTGCGGCGAGTTCGGTCGCCGACTTGTTGTCGGTGCTCATGAGGTTCTCCTTGAGCGATGGGTGGGAAATCAGCCGCGCAGTGCCTTCAGCAGCGCAGCCGCATCATTCGCCTGATCGCCCTCGGGCTCGCCCCGAATGGCCTTCGCATAGCCGACAGAGGCGATCTGTACGGCCATGGCTTTGGGAACACCTGCCTCACGCAGGATGTCCTCGAATTCCTTGACTGGCATGGGGTCGCCATCCCGCAGGCGGCGTGCGAAGTCCTGCATGCGCTCGTCCTTGACGGCTTCGATCCGCGCGCGTCGGTTCGCCGGGAACGACACCGGTGAGATCTCTCGCAGGTCCAGTTTCTTGAGAAGGCGCACATTGCCTTCCGGCTCAGTCTCGATCTCGCGGTACCCGATCGAGAGGCCGCCAATAGCCTTCTGGCGCATCAGTGCCTGGACCTCGCGGGCCTTCTGGATCTCAAGAATGAGGCGGCCTTTCCCCCACAGCCCCTTGGCGTCCTCGGCAAGGTCTTCCCAGACGCCGATCGGCTCGCCGGGATTGTGCTGCCAGAGCATGAGGACGGCAGTCCCCTCCCGCTTGTGTCGAGCGAGGCTCTCAACGAACGCGCCAGGCATGACCTTCTCGCCATAGCTGTCGACGTTGCCGAAGACGCTTCCATAGCCCTCAAAGGTGCCGTCTTCCGACAGGTCCTTGACCTGCAGGGTGAAGTCCTTGGTTTTCATCTGGTGCTAGTCCTGTTCTTCGGCGAGGAGGCGCCGCACCGTGTCCCGGATGTTGTCCTCGTCGGCCTCTTTGCCGGCGTCGGTGATCGGCACTTGCTGCATTTGCATTCGTGGAACGTCCCCGCCTTCGACCATGGGCCAGTTCTCGAGCGCGCGGACCTCATTGATGGTCATGGCGCCGATCATGGTCATCACCTGGTAGAAGCGGGCTCGGCCGGCACTGTCGGCGCGCAGCAGGCCTTCGATGTTGAACTCTATGGTGATGCCTGCCCCCCGATCCGCAGGGGTCAGCATCTGCTTCTCGCATGCCTGCTCGATGCGCTTCAGCCGGCGGCGTAGAGTGAACTTCTGCAAGATCAGGCCCTGCTGCTCGACGCTTGAGGGCCAGCTTGACGATTTGGAGGTGTGCCCGATCATCACGGGCGGCACCTGGAAGTAGCGGCAGACCTCCTCGACAGACAGGCTCATGATCTCGAGCAGCTGGGCGTCCACCGGGTTGATGGAAATCGCCTCGACCTTCGCCCCGCCCTGAGCAACGAAAGGACGGCCGGCATTCATCGCGCCGGTGTACTTGTCGACCAGCGCCCCCTCGGCGAGCTTCTCCTGCTCCTCCGATAGGAACTTGTCGAACACAAGCTGGACCGAGGGGCGCATCCCGTTGGCGAAAGTTGCGCCGGCAGCTCGCTGCGCCGCCCGCGCGAGCCCGAAGGCATGAATGCCGAAACTCAGCGTCGACATGCCCCCGAGCGGGTCGCCTCCAAAGCCGCGAATGTGCAGCATGGTGCGGTCAGTCTCGACATAGTACCGGCCGTCCTGCGACCAGCGGTATTCGATGTCGCCGTTCGTGAGCCGCCTGACAGCCACCAGCCGGGGGTTGACCGGGTGAAGAGACGTCACCACTCCGGCGGTCCGCTGGATCCGGGCATAGGCGTTTCCCCAGAGTTCGAGCGACGCCGACAGGAACTCCCAGAAGTCGAGAGCGGTCTGGTCATAGTTCGGGCTGTCGTGCAGCACCCGATAGAGCGGATGGTCACGCGCGACGACACGCTCGCCGTCGGCCCTCGTGCGGTAGACCATCAGCGGCAGGCTGGCGATCGTACCGGACAGGAGATTGACGCAGGCCCACACTGCGGACAGCCCCAGAACCGTCTGGTCGGTCACCGTCTCTCCGGAATCGGCCCGAGCACGACTGGCCTCGAGGCTGTCGAGATCGCGCACGGCCAGATTGCGGACCACTGCTTGAGCCGCTTTGACGGTCAGTCGCCGGATAAAGTTCACGCTGCGCCCCGAAGCCGCTTGAAGAACTCGTCCATGCCATCATCTTCCGCGACTGCGTTGGCGACGGCCGGCGCGATCGCATTGATCAGCGCATCGATGCCGTCGATCTTGTTTGGGCTCATCTGCGATTCCTTGATGGGCAGGATGGTTTCGTCGCGGCGCCGGCTGACCACAACGTTCGAAGCCATCCACGTCATGACCGGATTGCCATCGTGTCGAAGCCGAGCCGGGCCACCCTTCACCCGGGTTTCGAGCTCCTTGGCGGGGTCGGTCACGTTGCTGGCCTTCTTGTGCAGGATCGTCGCCAGCGGCTCGTCACCACTGCCGTGCTTCTCGTTGAGCCGGCTCGCCATGGCCTGCGCCGCGGCGAACTGGTCGAAGGTGATGTGCCGGATGGTGAAGCGCCCGATCCATTCCTCGATCTGCTCCTCGATCGCGTTGTGATCCACCCAGTCGCCCGGCGTCAGCTGCAGGTGCCCCTGCTTTTCCCAGGTGCGATAGGGTGCCGGCCCCTTCCCTTCGGCATGGGTCGGATCCTGCAGCACCGCTTCGGGCAGCCAGAACATCGGCTTCCAGATCAGCCGGTCCTGCGCGTCGAACGCAGCCAGCACGAGTGCCGTGATATCGTCCTTGTCCGCCAGGTCGCCGCCGATCCAGCAGTCCAGCCCCTCGAAAGCGTCCCAGTCCAGCGTCGGGTCGGCGCACTGGTTCCAGCGCGTGATGTTGAGCCAGGCCGAGTTCGCATTGAGCCAGCGGTTCAAATTCTTGGTGAGGAAGTTCCCCTCACTGGACGGCGAAGCCTTGGCGTCCTTGGCCTCGTCACGCATGAACTTGAGCGTCGGCGTGACGCCTAGCATCGGGTTGGCCTTGCGCCAGACCCGCTCATCGTACGGGTCGTCGGCCGGCACGATCTCCTTGCCATTCTCATCGAGCACGGCGTCGTCGAGCGTGAAGATAATGCCGAAGAAATGGTCGGCCTCGAATACCTCGTCGAGCACCTTGGTCAGATAGGTCCGCTGCTCATAGCAGACCCCGTTGGTGTTGAAGCCCGCCGTCGTGATGATCCACATCAGCGGGTTCGATCGGGAGCCAAAGGCCGACTTGATCACGTCGAACAGCGCACGGTCACGGTGGGCGTGCAACTCGTCCAGCACCCCCAGATGGGGGTTGTGCCCGTCCTGCGTCGACCCCTTCGCGTTAATGGGCTGCACGTATCCGCCGCTCGTCTCACAGGTGATCGACCGCACCCATGGCGCCAACCCGAACGCTTCGCGAAGGTCGGCGCTGGCGCGCACCATCTTCTGCATGGGCTTGAAGACCTTGCCAGCCTGCTCGCCCGTCGTTGCCCCGATGATGACCTGGGGCCCGACCTCACCCTCGCAGGTCAGGCAATAGAGCCCAACCCCGGCCGTGAGCGTAGACTTTGCACCCTTTCGTGCCATCTCGATGTAGGCGTAGCTGAACCGCCGGCCTCCATCCTCCCGGCGTCGCCATCCGAACACGACCACCAGAATAAAAATCTGGGGCGGCTCGAGGAACAACGTCTCGGTCTTCCACACGCCCTCGACGTGCGGCAGCTTCTCGATGAAGTCGCACGGATCATCGCCGTGCCAGCGGTCGAAATAATACCCCCAAGCCTGATCCCTGGCGGCACGCTTCAGGTCATTGAGGTGCCGCCTGCAGGCCAGCTTGACCCACTTGCACGCCACCTCCTTGCCGGCGACGACATCGCGGGCCCAGCGCTCGGCAATGCCGACATAATCCCGCGCATGTTCGCCCGCCTTAGCTGCGGCTGCCATTCCGCGCGAACGGGTTGCCCGTACCGCCCTTTTCCAGCCCCTTGATCTGGAGCCGGGTCTTGGCGCCACCGATACCAAAGAGCTCCTGGAGCTTGCGCACCTCGGCCATCGCGGTGATTGGCGGGGCCTCGCCAGCGCGGAAGCACTTGATGATCATGCCCTGCAGGTTGCAGTAGTTCCCGAAGGCGGTGCTGTCCTTCTCCGTCACCAGCCGATTGGCCTGCACCCGCCCCAGATCGTCGAGCCAGACCTCTTCGCCCTCAGCCGTCAGCCATTGCGGACGCATCGGCATCGCGTTGGGCTCGATGACCTCGACGACATGGCCATCGCGGCTCTTCTGGAATGTGCCCTTCGCCTTCTTCTCAGAGGGCGGCAGGCGCTTGGGACCGCGCTGCATAGGAAATCAACTCACTTCGGGTTACAATTTGCACGCGCAGTTTTTTGACTGGGGGCGCCGGTCAGGAAAGCAATCGCTCTCGACTTTTTCCCGCCCCCCGGGCCTGTGACCTACCGGCGGTCACGCAGTTCGCTCGCAGGATCCATCTCGTCGGACATCATCACCACTTCCAGTGCGCCACCGGCCACGCGGTCGGCAGCAGCGATGAACCACGAGGCGATGAGAAGGCGCAGCCCATAGAGGCGCGGCATCTTCATTGTCAGCCGAATTGTCGGGGGCGTAATGGTGATCTCGTCAGATGCCATTGTCATTCTCCCCTGATGATCTCGTCGCCGGGCCTGCGCTCGTATTCGCTCCACCACTTGCCGATCGCCTCGCGGGTCGGCTCCTGTGGTCGGGCGCGATCGTCTCGGACCCGGCGCATGCAGATGTCGGGCAATGTCTCAAGCACGACGATCCGCTCGGGCTGCACCTTGTCCCACCACCATTGCCTGTTCTCGGCCTTGGGCTCGCTGACGATCAGCCAGGCGCGGGGCCAGTGATCGGTCGACCGGCCGATGTCGCCCAGCATCTCGTTGCGGGCGCGGATGGCAGGACCGAGCCACTTGCTCTTGTCCCAGCCGTGAAGCGTCTGTCCCGACAATCCAGAGCCGATGACGTCGAGGTCGATGATCAGATCCTCAACTTTGGAGTTTGATCTGACCCAGGTGCTCTTGCCGCTGGCTGGCGCGCCGCAGACGATCACCAGCGGGATGGTCGAGGGCTTCAGCCACTCCGGTCTGAACTGATGCTTGCTAAACGCCTGATCCCGCGCCGTGCGCGCCAGGTGGCATGGCCGGCATAGCGGGCGCAGGTTCTCTCGGTCATTGTTGTGGGCGTTGCCGTCGATGTGGTCGACTTCCTCGGCCGCGGTGATCCTGCCCTGCTCTCGGCATATCCGGCATAGCGGCTCGTCTGCCAGCACCAGCAGGCGTAGTTTCTGCCAGGCCCAGCCATACCCTCTCTCGGTGGTAGTGAGCTTGCGGCCAGAGCGCCTGATGGGGGTCGATGCCGTCGACAACCTGCGCTGGGCTTGTGGGCGGCTGGGCATCAGGCAGGCGATGCCACGGCCCCACCGTCACCCTCGAACAGGCGGCGCTTCACCTCCTCCAGCCATTCTCGGAACTTGCGGACAACGCTGAGGTTGATCAAAATGACCATGACGACTTCTAACCCGATGGAGGCACGATGTGACGCTCGAGCAATATCCGATACCGAGCACCGGGCGTGCTATCTGGAACGGGTTTAAGTGCAGATGCCCGCGCTGCGGGGCTGGCAAACTCTATCCTAAGTTCATCGAACAGGTGGCGGTGTGCAAGGTCTGCGGAGAACCCCTTGCCCGATACAACGTGGGGCTCTTTCTGCCCTTTATAATGATCATGATCGTGGCGCACGTCCTGATCTTCGTCATGCTCGAGATGGAGCTCAGCGGCCGATCGAGTCCAGCAGCCTACCTGATGGTGATGGTGCCGCTCTCTGTGCTCGTGCCGCTCCTCCTGCTGCGACCGGTGAAGGGCGCCATCATTGGCTTCCTCTGGTCGCGCAATCTCAGTGATGAGCTCGATTGAAGGTCCGAGCGCCAAGAGGAGCAGTCTCCCCCTCACTGCATTTTTTGCCACAACTGTGTGGCTCGAGTGGTTCCGGGATTTTCCCGTATCCTCGTACATCTCTCCATATGGGAATGCCCCGAGAGCACGGGCTGCACGGGGTTTGCGTGTATACGCGGGGGTGTGGGGTGATGACGAAAACCCGACTTACACCGAATTTCGGCTAACAGATCAAACGCTTAAGGTGATGACGTGGCCTATTACATGAGCAACCGAAGCTGCGATCAGCGCTGAGATGCTATCGAAGCGGGCCGGGACGCTAAACCGGCAATTGGCAGCCTCGGGTCGTCGTGGCTGGAGATCCCCGAGGGTTAAGGCCTGCGGCCTCTTGGCGGTCACGTATCATCCCAATACGGACAGGAGTAAGGCCCGCCTTGGGAAGCCAAGATATTCTGCGAGGGCTGCTGCGTGTACTGCTTCCACGCCGCCGCTTCGATCTGTTTATGCCCTATGGGGGCAGATGGGGGGGTTGAGGCTCAACCTTGGAACCTCGGCATGCAATCATGGAAGCTAGGTTCCATGGTAAGGATTGAGGCGTCCCGAGAGCCCGCACAGCGCGTCCGCCGATCTGGGCTTAAAGCCTCGCGCATACGCCTCAAACTGGTTGCGGCTGCCGGAATCGTACGGACGACCTTCTGGTTTTCAGCCACGCGCTACTGCTGCTCCGCTAGACGTGGTACATGTTCGGGGCAACAAGGAGCGAAGATGAAATTCTACAAAGTGGTCAAATGCGACGCCGAAGGAACCCAGACCGCACCATCGATCACGATCTCGGGCCCGTCGCCGGAAGCCGCGGCGGAACTTGCTCTGGGAGAGCCGCTCGCCAGAAGGGGACGGACGGATAATCTGGTCGCGAAGGTCTACTACCAGGGTAGCAGTGGCGCCAACACCATGCAGCGCCTGTATCGAAAGCCGAGCGAGTAGCACAGAATAAGAAAAGGCCCGCCGAAGCGAGCCTTGGTCTTGGCGCGAAACGCCAACATGCTCCTTTCGTGGCAGCATTTGCCTGATTTGTCAACTGCCTGCCCGGTTAGGTGCAGCATCTCCCCGCACAATGCTCGCGCGAGCCCCGTCCGACCAGTTCTCGGGCCGGGCGCGCCCCTTCCGGCTTCCCACATAGCCGAAATGCTCAGCCAGCTCGTCGGCCGCGGCAAGGGCGATCGCCGTCACCTTTTCCCGCGCTGCCCCGGTGTCCCCGAAACCGAGCACCCGACCCACCTTGGAGATCGTCAACCCGTGCACGATGACGTGCTCGGCCACAGCAGCGCGATCGGTTCCCGTGCCCAGTCTCGCAATCGCGTCAGCATACTCCTGGCGAGCGTCTGCTCCGATTTCGGCCACCAGGTTCTGCCCCGATCCACTGGTATCGACCTTCACGGCCTCGTAGTCGATCGCCCGCGCGGCCCCGAGCTGCGCCCGCTCCGCAACTCTGCGAAAGTGAGCTGCACCCTGGGTCTGGGTCTCTGTCCGGTTTCTCACGCGTGACAGGCCGCCAATCAGGGTGGACATGCTGACATCGGCCTTCACCTGACCCGCCCGCCGTCGGCGAGGAAACCTGTCGATTTGGTGGAGCAGTTCCGCGCGCGTCATCATAGGGTCGGGCACATAGCGCTGCTCCAAATCCGGCTTGGGCCGAACCGGCCGTTCAATGACACTTCGGCCTGCACGGTGACAGCGAAGCCCGAGTCTGGTGCAGCGGGACACGGCATCCAACACTTGCTCTTCGGTGAAAGCACACGCCCTCCCCGGCTGGACGAAGACCCGCTCCAGAACGCGCCGCAGCTTGCGCGCAAACTCCACGTTGGGCGTTTCAATAACTGCCAGAACTTCAACGTGGACCCTGGCCGCGATCTCGTGCCCAGACCGCAATGCCGCGTTTTTTGCCCTCGCATAGTCGAGCTGCCGACGGAACTGGACGTCCATCCTGCTGCGCGCGAGATCGGCGCGGCGGGTTATGCTGATAAGAGCTTCGCCCCTGGCGCCTGCCTTAAAGACCAGACCCGAAAGTGACTTCATACGCGGCCCGCCCGATGTTGAAGAGGATGCTCGTCGAGGATGCGCGTCATGATCTCCCCCTTGGCGTTTTCCATGGGCGTGACCGTGACGAAGGTCTCGGGCGGGATCCGCCGCTTGAGCCGTGAGTTGAAGCGCCGGACGCTGATCCAAGCCTCGGCCACCTTATCCACCAGTGCGTCGAGCGGCAGGTTCGAGGCGATGTCGGCGCCCGGCGTAAACGCCCATGCCTGCTCAACGCACCCGGCCGACAAGGCCGAGCGCGCCCGGTCCATGATCTGGGCAGCGGTGAGGTCGGTCTGCACGACGTAGGCGATCTGGCGCTTCGAGTGCATCGCCGCCTTGAGCGGGTAACCCCAGAGCGATTTTCCGATGGCCAGCGACTCCCGCGGGCAGTGCTCGAGGTCGTATTTGAATGCGACCATCAGAACGATCACCGTCCTCGGCTTCTTGCTCTGCGGTGCCGTTGACTTCATCCCGATCGACGAGGGCTGACCGAAGCCGGCTCGGTTTGCCATGTCGTCATCCGGGTTCATGCGTTGAGGCGTGCCCATGTTCAGCGTTTCCTTTCTGGAGCTGAGGTGGATGCATACGGGTTTGTCGGCGCGGCCATGGCAGGCGACGCTGCTGGCGGCCGGCGAAAATCGGCCCGCCGAGAAGGAAGGATTGAAGGAGGAGATAGAAGGGGAAGGTGTTTGTTTCTTATTGGGATCATTTTTTGACCCCTTTGGTGAGCGCGTAAATGGGCGGGTCTTTCGGGCCTCGACCGCCGCTATGGACGCACACCAGCATCCCCTTCTCGACGAGAACGTCCCGCGCTGCCTTGAATGTGTTAGGAGCCCAGTTCAGTTTTGCGGCGTATGCTTTCGCTAGGACGAACTCTCTACCCCAGTGGTGGCGCATCAGCAGGCTGAGCAAGGCGAACGCTCGCGGGTCCTCAGCCGCCAGTTCGTCTATGGTGTCGTGCTCGATCACGACGCGGGCGCCTCGTCCTTTCCAGTTCTGGCCGGTGACCTCGTACTCCCAAGCGGACGCAACAACCTTCAGCACCTCAGCTTCCGGCATGGGCTCGAGGAAATGAGATTCGTTGTAGGCCATCGCCTTCTCCATCAACGCTTCGATGCCGGGGCTGAAGCGAGCGAACTCCAGACAGCGGTTGAACAGAGCTGGGTTCCGACCGTCGCCTTCGCGAAGGGCAGGCTTGGGATCAGCGGCAGCATTCGCACTCTGCATGGTCGGCAGCCGGTCGAGGTCGTCGAGCCCGCCCTGGATGATGCGATAGGGCGTTCCCCTGCTGCCCAGCGAGGGCGGAGCCACGACGTACCCGTCACCGAGGATATCGATCGGCTTGCGAGGGTTCGGACGAACCTTCCGCCCTTCCCCGTTGTGCCGATACCAGGCCTGGAAGTTTCCTGAGCCGGTTCGGACGACGAAGGGTGTGGACCCGTGCTCCACCAGGGCGTCGGCCAGCACCCTCTCGTCGGGCGTGTCGATGTCCAGGACGGTGATCTTGTTCCGCTTGCAGGCGAGCCCGATGTTGCTCGCGTCGCCGAACCTGAGCGCGAGCTGGCTGCTAGTCTTCGGGCCGACCTTGAGGTAGCCGCGGACCGCCGGCATCTTGTTGTCGCCGACAGGAAAGGTCGCGATGTCATGGGCCGCGTACTCGGCCTGCCAATGCTCAAAGAGACCAGAGCGCATAGATCGCTCCTCTGGTCAGTGGGCGCGTTCCCTTCATCGCGGCGCACCCCTCATCATGTCGGTAACGAGCCGCTGCACCGCAAAAATGCCCTTGCCCATGTGCAGGTCATTGAGGTCGTCGCCGATCTCGGGCGGCATGAGGAACGGCCTCCGGGCGAGAAGCGCGTAGTGCTCTCCGGCGCCTTTCCCGCCGAACTGCTCGAGTGGTTTGTCGTGGTCGGATGCGATGAAGCAGCGGCCTTCAACGGATTGGCAGACGACGGGCACATTGGACGCGGAGAAGCAGCAGAGGATCGTATCGGAGCGCCCGAGGCCGCGTAGAGCCAGCCGAAGGGACAGGCCGGTCGCGAGGCCCTCGCAGAGCCATGTGTCGACCCCTCGGGCGATACGGTGGCTTGCGCCGCCAATCTCTCCCCCGGCGAGGAACTTCTTGTCTCCGTTCTCCCAGATCAGTTGCACGCTCGTCAGGACGGCGCCGCGGCGGGCCGGCATGATGATGGCCGACTTCGCGCTCTCCGGGACTAGATAGGCGCCCCCGATCCGGCGGATTCTCTCTGCGTCCAGCACCAGCGCGCGTTCGTCCGGAAAGCCCTTCGCGCGCAAATATGGGTGAGCCCCAGGTTTGGCCGATCGCACAAGTTCAGCCGCGATGCGGGCTGCCTTCGCGGCCTTGGCGGCCTGCTCCTCGCGCTGTCTCGTTATCTGGTGCGAAATGTCCTTCCGCTCGCTCCGGCTCAAGCCATTCCGCAGGCCGACCGTTGCCGTCTCGCCAGTCTGCCAGTTAAAGGCGGTCACGTGCGCATCGTTGATTATGACGCGGCCGTCGCCCTTGCCCTTCTTCCCGGCCAGCGTGTCAGTCTGCATCCACTTGCCGTAGGCGCGCCCTTTGGGTGGCAGGATGCCCACCGTGGCGCAGGCCTCGCTGATTGCCTCCTCGATCATCATGCCGCTGCCCGCCGCTTAGGCTGCTTGCGGAACCGGGCGACCTCGCGCTCGACCAGCCCCCATTCGTCACTTTTGACAGCGGTGGGATCGTATCTGGCGTCATAGAGGCCGTACGGTAGACGAGATCCCGGGTAGATCCCGGCCCAGATGCCATAGGCCCATTTTCGAGCTGCGTCGGGCCCGCGGCGAGTGTTCGAGAAGCAGTAGGCTAGCGCGGCGTTCCAGACCGCCATCGGATTTTCGAGACATGCCGCGCGCAGGCCCTTCCGAGGCTGAAAGGCCTTCTTCGTGCTGATCTCGAGGTCGATCAACTCGCCTTCTACCGTCTGGATCTCGCCGCGCTTCGGGCGCTCCCACCCGCAGGAGGCGCAGGTGCTGGCGCCGGGCTCCATCTGCATTCCACAATCGCCGCAGAAGCGCTCAGCCTTGATCTGCTCCGACGGCTCCCTGACCTCCGCGTCCTTTTTCTGCGCCTCCGACAGGCTGGCCACGCCGTACTCGTAAAGCCACGCCGTATCATCGGCGAACGCGATGCTGTTGCCGGAGTGGTCAAGCCAAAGGCCGAACTGCTTGCCGGGCGCGATACGCATCACCCGGCCAAGCTCCTGGATGTGCGAGGAGAAGGACTTGCGGTATGGTCGGCAGGAGATCCCGCACATGACGTCGGGCACGTCGAAACCCTTGGTCAGCACCGCGCACGAGACCAACCCATCAATGGCGCTGTCGGGCTTCCGGAACTCGTCGATCTTCGCCTTGCGGTCCTCGTCGGACTTGTCGAGATAGGAGATCTGCTGGAAGTTGAACCCAGCCTCGGCAAACTGACGACACAACTCCTCTCCGTGCCTGACAGAAGGCGAGAAGACGATCGTCTTTACGGGGCCGCCGAAGTGGGCAGTGGTCTGCGCCACCCAGGTCTGCACGACGTCACCAATGATGGTGATGCCGCGCTGGCCGGCCTCCTCGTCCTCATACTCGCCGGTGAACGACTTCTTCGCGCCCTTCATGTCCGGCGTGACGCAAGCCTTGATCCTGAGCGGCGTCAGAAAGCCCATCGCAAGAAGCGTGTTCACCGTCGCGCCGTTGACGACAAAATCCCAGTTCTCGGCCATGCCCGCCGTGAACGGGGTCGCGGTAAGTCCAATGACCTTGGCGTTCTCGGCGCGCGCGATGAGATCGAGCACTGCCTTGTACTGGCAATGGGCTTCATCGACGATGATCAGGTCCGGCAGGGACGAGAAGTGACGACGCGCGATTGTCTGCGCGCTGGCGACCTGCACCTGTTTTTCTGGCGCAGTGCCGGCATGATCCGCCTGGATGATGCCGTGATCGATGCCGTAACGATGGAAGCGCTCGCTCGTCTGGTCGATCAGGCTTACCCGATCCACGATGAACCAGACGGTGGAGCCCTTCTCTACGGCTTGTTGGATGATGTGCGCCGCGACCTCGGTCTTGCCGAACGCAGTAGGAGCCACGAGGATCAGCCGGCGCATCGCCTGCCGCATCCCGTCGCGCAGCTTCTCCTCGGCGTCCAGCTGGTAGTCACGAAGCACGATCTGGCTCGGGACGACAGGAACGCTCAAGCGGCTCTCCTCCCCGGTGCCTCATCGATGATCCGGCCGCAGGTCGTGATGAACCAGGACCAGTCGAGCTCGTCGACGTCGGCAGGCTTCTGGGCGATGAGGATTTTGGCAAACTGCTGAGCCCACTGGCGAGGCGCGCCGCCGTCGAACTCGATGATGGCAGCCCGCTCATCCATCTCGTCCTGCTGTTCTTCAAGCAGAAACTGCATGATGGCCCTGCGGTGCTGTCTGACGAACCCGAGGGCTTCCTTCGGTAGCTTCGCGCTGTTCACGAGCCTGAGCCCATCACCGTGCAGAACGATGTTGCCGCCGAGATCCCGTATGCGATCGACAATGCGTGCTGGATCAGACATTGCGCATGTCCTCCTCCGTCACGGCAATGATCTCGTCCTTTGTCCAGCCGAGCTTGCGGGCTTCCTCTTTCCAGTAGTTCGACGATCGAGCCCAGGAGGCCTTGTCCTCGCTCTCCCGGTAGACGCGGGTTTCGAGAACGCGGATCTCTTCGTCCTTCGCCGCGATGACCGCCTCGTAGCCGCCTTTGTCGAAAAGCACCTTCATGCTGGCGAACTTGCCGACCTCGGCCTTCAGCTCGGCATTCTCCTGCTCGAGCGCCGTATTGGCCTCACGCAACTCCTCCAACTCGGCGAGCATCTGGTCGATGTCGGCAGAGGCCTTCGCGGCCTCGCGCCTGGCCTTCTGCTGTTCAATCATCTGGCGGGTTTCTTCAGGCAAACCAGCCGTGACCTCGGCAGCACGTTGCTCGGCCTCGGCACGTTCTTCGGCCTTCTCGGCTTCACGTCGGGCTTTTTCCGCAGCGATGCGATCGGGATTGAGAGCGCGCCGCACGGTGTCCGCACTGATGCCTGTCTCCTTGGCGACCTGAGTAGCTACGCTTGTCTTCCCGCGCCCGCCCTTCTCCAAAACCCACGCAAATTGCGTGGGTTTACTTTTACGTGCGGCCAAAAGGGATGCATATCGCCGGATATGCTCGTCGCGCTGCTCTTTGGTCAGCCCGGACCGGTGCAGGTTCTCCGCAATCTCCCAAAGCTGGGCGTCGATCTCGTCGCCATCGTAGTAGACGATGCATTCGATCTTTTCCCAGCCGAGCCGACGAGCGGCTTCAAGCCGGTGAGCGCCGGTAAGAAGGACGATCTCCTGACCGTCATCTCGCACCGCGACCGAGATCGGCGTGCGGAGGCCGATGCTTTCCATCGAGGTAGTGAGCGTGGCCACGCCGCTTTCGCTGAGAGCCCGCTGCCGCTGCCCGACAGTGATGTTCTCGACATAGATCATCTCGACCTTCCGGCCGCGATCAGGGATGGCGAAGTTGATGGGGGCGACTCCTGTCATGCGCGCCACCCCGCGGCTAGTTCCTCAAGGTGCGTGAGCAGGTTGTCGAGCCGATCGCGATGGTAGCGGATGCGCCAAAGCAGATAGTGCCAGTAGAGGATGCGGAGAGCCCTCATGCTGCGGTCTCCTCGAAGTAGGCGATGAGTGCCCGCTTGCTGGCGACCCAGCGCCCTGAGACTTTGCGGGCGGGGATCTCGTTTTTTTCGAGCATGTGGAAAACCGAGCGCTTGGTGCGGCCGAGGAACGCAGCGATAGCTTCGGCGCCCCAGAGCAGATCGAGGGTGTCGGTCATTTGCCACTCTCCTGCGCATAGTCGCACTCGACGTCAGACAGCACGTCCAACTCGGTGGCATGGACCTTGCGGATTGCTTCGATCGCACGATCCAAGGTCGCCGCCAGTTCCACGATCTCGGAGGTGACTGCATCGCCAATGCGGAGCGAGTTGGACAACTCGGCAGCGCCGATGACAGCCAGGTGGAGCTGGGCATGGACGGAGTAGGCTGCAGTGGTGGCCGCGCTGATACGCGGGCCTATCTCTTGGGCGCGTCTCATAGGTGATGCCCCCCACCCCAAGGCACTCCGGGCCCATCATGGTCAGGCTCGAGATCCTGGTCGTAGTCGTCGTGCGGCTCGCTTAGAATATCGTGCTCGACATCAATCTCGAGCCCAGTAGGGGCGCAGCCGAAAGCGCCCTCGATCTCAGTCCAGCCGAGGCTCGGCTCGGTATCAACACCGCCATCGCACTCGTCGTTGTCCGTGCTGCCTTCGCGGTCGTCGGTGGCGTCGTCGAAGCCAGCGAGGTAAGGCTCTAGGTCGGGATCGCCGTCGATCTCGTCGAGCATGGTGAGCGCGGTCTCGACGATGCGCTCGAGCCGGACGCGGGTGGCGAGATGGCGCTCGGCATAAGCCAGCCCCTTGGCTGTCAGTTCGACGCCACTGCTTGCCTCGCCCATAGGCCAGGTGCTATTCAGTACGCTGTTCATCTGCGATGTCCTTACAGGGGGGATTGCTGGAACCATGGCTCGGCGAGGTTGCACCCTCGGCCGGGCCTTCGTTTTTCTCGGCTTCAAGAGCGCGATCGAGGTAGTGGACGATCTCCGAATTCATCGATCGACGGTTCGCTCGCGCCCGCTCGCGGATGCGGTCGCGCATGCCCCCGGGGACACGCACAGTAATTGGGTCGGCATCGGCCATCTCACCTCCTTCTGACTTCAAAATGACGCCATTTATTTAATAGCTACAGATTGTCGCGATTGCGGTCAAGCGGTGATGACTGCATAATGATGCTATCCACAGGGAGCGACAAATTGGCGGACGACGGGCGGAAGCTGACGACGAACATCACGCCGTTCGGACTGCGGATGCAGCCGGAACTCAAGGCGACGGTGGAAAACGCGGCTAGGGGCAACAACCGGAGCATGAATTCGGAGATTGTTGCTCGGCTCGAGTTTTCACTTTCTGCCGAAGAAGAGATCGAGCGCCTTAGGGGAGAGCTAGCAGCCGCGAAAGCCGAGATCCGAAATTTGGAGGGCCGCCTGGAATACGCCTGGGGCGTTGAGATCGATCGGGAGAAGCTTAGAGCGGACCGTGCATCAATCGAACGAATGAAGGCGGATCTGCTCGAGTCGGCTCGCCGCAGTGCAGGCGCTCCGGGTAGTAGACCAAATGTGCTCTACGTCGCGCTGGACGCCAACGGCATGCCCCTCTCATGGCAGGAAATCATGCTGCATATGGCCGAGTTGGGACGCGCAGCCGGCTTCGAAATACAGAATATCGAAGCTCGCGTCTTCGACGCGCAGCCGGCTTCAAATGACGCTCGCGAAGAAGAGTGGTGGAGCCTCGTTGAGACATATCGAGCTCGCCGAGCGGAAGGTTTGCCGATCACCCCGCCCCAAGTAGAAGCACATGTAGATGCGCCTCTTGAGGCTGATGTGCGCGCTGTTATCCATCGCATGCAGGCAGAGAAGAGGGGGATCGTCGGCGAACCAGGCGTCGACTTGAAGACGCAGCTTGGTCGTGATTTGTCCGACGCAGTCGATGATCGGACTGAATTTGCGATGAAATTTCTGCTTGATGAGCTTAGGCGACGCGACTGGATTAGGACCGAGAAGGTAGCGGTCCCTGCCGATCTTCCCATCAACTCAATCCGCATGGCAAGCTAGTGAGCGTGCGCATGCGGACGGGGACTGACAAGGGCGGTACCAAGAAATCGGCCGGGGTGGTCGACGATCTCGACGCCAGGGGCATGCGCCGGCTCAAAAGCTTTTGGTCGCCGGGTTTGAGGTGATGCCAGGGGATATAGAGAAGCTTCTGACGCCTGCCGAGGTCGCGGACATGCTGTCTCTGAGCGAGCGGCATCTACGTTCTCTAACTGCTGAGGGGTCGATCGCAGCGATCAATATCAGTCTTCTCGGCGCCCGGCCCAGGTATCGCTACGAGCCCTCGGAAGTGGAAGACTTCAAGTCACGGAGAAAAGTCGTGTTGCAGGAGGTCTTCCCCACCTCAAGGCCCGCCTCCCGAGGTTTCTCCCTAAGAGGCGCCAGCACGGGAGCCAGCAGCTTGGAGGAAATCAGGGCTAGATTGGTCGCCAAAAGAACGGCAGGCAAAAAATGAGTGTCCGGAAACGCGCTTGGCAGACACATGCAGGCAAGGCCCGCGAGGCCTGGGTTGTCGACTATAGCGATGCCCAAGGCACCCGTCGACAGAAGTCGTTCCGGCTGAAGAAGGAAGCGGACGCTTTCGCCGCCACCGCCCACGTCGAGGTGCGCGAGGGCACCCATGTCGCCGACAGCGCGAGCGTTACGATCTCCGCCGCCGCCAAGTTGTGGATAGCCGCGCGCGAACGTGCCGGACGCGAGCGGACCACAGTCGAGCAGTACCGCCAACACGTCGAACTCCACATCAAGCCCTTCATCGGCTCCACCAAGTTGACCGCCCTCTCGGTGCCGGCGCTGCGTCAATTCGAGGAGATGCTCGCCGACGAGGGTCGGTCGCCATCCATGGTTCGCAAGGTGCTCGTGAGCCTGGGCTCGCTGCTGGCAGACGCGCAGGAGCGCGGGCTCGTTGCGAGGAACGTGGTGCGCGACATGCGCGGCCGGCGCGGCACGAGCGACAGCCGGGCGCAGAAGCGCGCCAAGGGCAAGCTGCGAGTCGGAGTAGACATACCCACGCCAACCGAGATCCGCGCCATTGTCGGGGCGCTAGAGGGCCGCTGGCGCCCGTTGCTGCTGACGGCGATCTTCACTGGCCTGCGGGCATCGGAGCTGCGGGGGCTGACCTGGGCCAACGTCGATGTCGATAAGCGCATTATCCACGTTCGCCAGAGGGCCGACAGGTTCAAGGCGATCGGCAAGCCCAAGTCAGAATCGGGCGAGCGCGAGGTGCCGATGCCGCCGATCGTGGTGAACACGCTCAAGGAGTGGAAACTGGCAGTGACGAAGAGCGAGGCTGGGCTCGTGTTTCCTAACCTGAAGGGCCAGCCGGAGGCACATCAGCCGATCGTGCGGCTGGGCTTCGGGCCTGCCCAGATTCGCGCCGGGGTAACGGTCGAGACAGGAGAGGTCGATGCCAAGGGCCGGCCGGTGCTCGCCGCAAAATATTCCGGGCTTCACTCGCTCCGTCATTTCTACGCGAGCTGGTGCATTAATCGTCGTGCCGATGGCGGGCTCGAGCTGCCCTCAAAGGTGGTGCAGGAAAGGCTCGGCCACTCGTCGATTACGATGACCATGGACACCTATGGCCACCTCTTCCCGCGGGGCGACGACGCCGAGGAACTCGCTGCCGCCGAGATGGCTCTGCTGGGCTGA